CGAGAACTACAACTTAATAAAACTAAACTAACTAAAATAAATAATGCTTTCATATAATCTTCTTCTTGTTAAACCTAATACTTCTTTTTTATTTACTTTATTCCATTTTTTAAATTCTAAACCAATTAAAATATCATTATGATTTTTATTAACTTTTTTTAATAATGTAGAACTTTGAAAATTACCAATGCCAATATTGTAAGCTAAAGAAACTAAAGCATTAAATTGATTTTGATTTAAAGGATTTGTAACTAATTTAGAAACTTTACTTGCAAATTTATCAGCAATTAATTTAAACATTTCAAATGCCTGTAATTTAGTAATCTCTTTGTCTAATAAAGTTACTCTTTTACCATCAGGATAATATGTATTTCCATAACCTATTGTAGGTATCTTTGCAGGACATAAATAAGGTTTTAAACTTAAACCCTCAAACTCGCAAATTAATAAGTAACCACTGTTATTTAGTTTCATCTTTTCCGTTTTTTTCTAATAAATACCAACGCCTTGCAGTATAACCTGTGGCTATTATAAAAGCAATAATCTTCATTGCAACATCAACATTAGCAAATGTAAACATAAAATAAGTTCCTGTTAAAAGTGATTGGCGTAAATCTAAAATCTTATTTATCATTTTCTTAATCTTTCAACTATATTCGTAATTCCTTCAATTCCTATGTAAGCAGTTGCAATAACAACCCAATCAGATGAAGTTAATGTTCCAATAAATAAACCTCCACAAGCTATTAAAAAAACTAATAACTTGCGTGAAATCCATTTACTTAATATTATATCAAATTGCTCTTTGCTCATTATTCTTTATTATAAAAAGTTCTATTTTCAAAATCAAAATAAGGATTCTCAAAATACTCTGTTAAAAGTTCGTCTATTACAATTTCAGTTTCTAACAAGTGAACCTCAATTATTGTAGCATAAAGAACTTCTCCTGTAAATTTGTCTATAATTGTTTTCATTAGTTTGTTATGTTTAATCCTTCTTGACTTGTTATATCTAAAGCGTTGTTTGGTGCTACTGTAAAAATTATGTATTTATCTTGTGTTAAATCGTACGGTGTTAATTGAATTGCTGTTGTGCTTGGAGAAGTTTCTAAAGTTAAACCACCGTTTGGAAAACCTTTTAAATTAATTCCGTCTAATATAAAATGTCTTGTAAAAAGAGTAAAAAGTTGCGCTGTACTAATTGTATTACTTTGAGCTATTTTTAACGCTCCTGTTAAACTTGCACTTGAATTTATATAAACTGATATAGCCATTCCGCCAGTTCCACTCCTTGAAAACATTGACGGGTCAATTTTTAAAGCATCTCCAGCAACAAACGTATTTGCAGGAATTAAATAGCTTGAAATTATAGTAGGCAAAATTGTTCCTGTTACTGTTTTTTGAACTGCATCTTTTACAATATTTTTAACATATTTATTTGTATCATAAGATATAGTTCCAGCAGTTGATTTAACTAACCCAGTACCATTTAAAGTTGCTTGTTTACTATTTAACTGAGTTTGAATAGAACTTGTTGCATCGTTAAAAGTATTTTGATTTTCTGTTTGGTATCTTTTACCCGTGCTATCAGATATATCAGCTGTTGTAACGCTTTTATTTTTCCATAAATCAGTAGCAATGTCATAAGATAATAATTGTTTATCTGCAACGCTTGTAATAGCTACATCAGCAATATCATCTAATTTTACAAATGGAATAACTGTTAATGGTATAGGCACTAAAGTTCTAATTGGCGTAACTCCTCCAAATTGAAACTCATATGTAGGATTTGAACCTCCAGATATTCTATTAGCTAAATATTTAATTACAACTCTATCAGTAGCTGAAAATATACCGTCATTCCATATAGCAGTTGCAGAAAATTCTATGAAAGTACCACTATCTAAAATTGGAATAGTGTTATCACTTGTAGCTACTAATGTTTCTACTCCTGAACTATCTCTTTTGTAAACTCTAAAGAAAAATGAAGCAGTACCACTGCCTGAAATTCGTCTAATATTTCCTATTGTGGTAATATTAAACACTCCGGGATTTCCAACTATAATATTTGTTGAAGTTGCTAAACTTGAAATTAATTGATTTGTAGTTGTAATTGAACCTGTGCTTACATTTACCGCAGTTGTATTATAGCTTGGGTCTGTAATACTCGTTACTATTTTGCTATAACCTATAATATCACTCGCTACTGTAGTTGGAAAAAACACAACATTACTAGGTAAATCTTCTAATGAAATAAAATGACTTGTTCCATTATCTCCATCGTTTATTAATTCACTTGTTTTAGTAATCGTTGCTGGAATAGTTGGTTTATTTAATATTTGTGCATCTCCACTTGTAGCATTCCAATCAGCATTTACATTTACTTCAGCACCTGATGCAATACCATCTAATTTATTTTTTAAAACAGTAGTAAAATTATTATCAGAAGTAGGAATCACAACATTACCAACTAAACCATTTACCGAAGTTACTGCTCCACCACCTGTAACACTATTTATATTTATAGTTGTTAAATTAGGCGTTGTATTTATTGTAACTGTTTCTACAGTTTCATATACATTTATATCTATTATATCAGCCATATTATCTTGTTATATCACAATTAACAGTAAAATTACCCTCAACCCACGTTTTAACATCGCCATTTGAAAATGTTATCTCAATATCATAAACATAATTAAATTCTGGTATGTTTATAATTTGCTTATTAATTTTAAATAAACCACCTGCTGCATTAGTAATAGTTATTCCAGCACTCGCAACACTTGTAAAAGATAAAATAGGAATACCTCCACACTCTTTTTTCAACTGCATTTTTATAATTGCACCCGTTAAACTTAAAGCAATTGCATTTTTAACAACAGCAAAATTAACATCTTCAAAAGTATCGCCTTGTATATGTGTAAAATTTAAACTCATAACTGTTTTTCTTTTTCTAATTTATTTAAAAATACTTCTAATTTTTTTACATTAGTTTCTTTCGGTTTGTATGTTTCTTTTATAGCACCCATCCTGTGAAATTTGCATCTTTATCTGGATATACATCAGCATTTGAATTACTGTTATATTCAGGAAATAAAGATTGATTAAAAATCATATAATCAATAAATCTGTTTGTGTAATTTTGTGCTACTTCTCTTTCTTTTTCAATTAAGAAATCTATTTCATTCTTTTCAACTGTTGTACTGTTTTCAGAATTATGTTTAAATACACCTTTATTTGATACTTTATAAGCTGCGTAAGGTAAAAACTCTACCATAGCCCAATGTATTACCATAGGTTTAATATATACGCTTAAAAGAGTTGTATATGGACTTGCTAAATTACCTGCAACAATACCATCATTAATCTTGTTATACAATTTTGTGCCTAAATAATTCTGTATATGTAGTTGTTGAGCCTGAAATATATATTGCGTATATGTATCAGGGTCTAAATTACCATTTAAAACAGTGAATTTAACTATATCATTTGTGCTAATAAATAAACCTTGTGCCATATCTTAATTAATTTGTATATCCCATTTTATCCCAATACTCTTGTGTGTAACCTTTTGTAGGCATGTCACTTGGTTTCATTGCTACTTCTTTGTCGTTTCTTATTCTATAACCATATTTTTCAGCAGTTGCAGAACTAATAGCTTTTGCATTTGGATTTGTAGGGTCAATTTTAGTTTCAAAACTTGCGTAAGTTCTTCTTAACCATTTATGATTGCATCTTGCACCGCCTTTATATAACCAAATAGAATATGAATCAGCACCTTTAACTCCAAAACCTGAATTAACAACTTGCGTTTCCATATTTACAATATCTTCTTTACGATATACTTTTTCAGCACGTAACATTTTACTGCAAAATTCTCTTTCGCCCGTTAAATCACCACTATAAACATATCTTGTAACAAACTGAACTCCATCAATAACCTTATCTTGCTCCGCACTTTTAGCGTTTGGTCTTGCTGTTCCTGTAGAAGTAATAAATTTCCATATTTTAGATAATGTACTTTTATTTTTATTGTTTAAAGTATTAATTTCTAAATCTAATTCATCTTCAGAATCATAATCAACTTCTGTTTCATCAATTAAAAACCATTCGTCATTTAATGTTTCTCCTTTTTCAATTAATAAATCAGCAATACTTTCACTTGCTAAATTATGTGAACACATTTTAACTCCTGTTTCCTCTTCAGTAGTTTCAGCATTCATACCAGTAGTATCAACAAATTCTAAAGGCTGTATTGTTTTAAAATATAATTTTAATGATATACTATTAATAGCTAAAATTTCGTCTAAAGCATCTGTTATTTCTAATTGATATGGTTTAATAACAATATTATCCATTAATAAAGTTGCAGTCTTTATTTCGTCTGCATTATTACCTAAACCTCCGCTTGTTTCTCTAATTCCTAAAAGCATCGGGCTTGTAACTCTATGACCTACAATTAATTTTTCAAAACATTCTTTACTTAAATATTCATAATGTGCAGGTGCATCTGTTAAAGGTAAATCTTCAACTGTAGTTTTACTTTCTGCATTTGCATTAAAAGCAATGATAACTTTTTCGCCTCTTGCTCCTGTAAGTTTACCAAGGACTTCACGTTTCATTTTATCACGCATTTCCTCGTTAGGAATACCATTATTGAAATTTATTACCTTTGTACCACTAAAACCATTTTGGCAATCATTGATTTGATAATCAGCAATGTTTTCTTCAAGCAAAGCATAAGGTAATGAACCTGAATAATCAATTGGACTGTAATAATCAAAACCACTTACATAAGGGTGTAAAATATATAATTCAACTTCATTACCGTTACCAAATCCAAAAGCAGGAATACGTTTTAATTCTTCACTCGGTTTCTTTTTAGTCCAATCAGGGTGGTAGTACCAATTTTCAATTTGTCCTTTATCATTACATTTTTCTGCTCTTAAAGTATGCATAGGAAAATGAAGTATTTGCTTTACTTTTTTCTTTTCCATTACAACTTGCATTGCAGCCATTCCTAAAAGTTTTCTTTCTAAAGCTATTTTCTTTAAATCAGAATCTTTAACAATAGACTTCATTTGTGCATATTCATTTGGCTTTTTATTAGAATCTAAAGCATCTAATCCTTTGCCATAAATCATATTAGCAACTCCTGTAATAATAGCACCATTTGTAGCTGAATATAAATACCTATCAATTAAATATTGAAAGTAATTATTATCAGCACCGTATTCAATATAATTATTCTTTTTGTTTTCTTGTATTAAAGGGCTTGTATAGGCACTTAAATTTACAATTGATATATTACTCATAAATTTTAAATTCGTTTGTTGTAACGTTCTCTATGTATTGATTTTCATTAACTGTAAAATCTTCTATATCTTGATTTGTACAGAATATTTTATCTTTATAAACTATATTAGAACCATTCTTAATAGTCAAATTATAAAACGTATTTTGTTTTAAAGTAAAAACTTCAACAGCAGTTAAATAATAATCATATAAATAAAAATTAGCATTTATTGTAGTTTCAATATTTGTAGTTTCATTTCTTAAAACAATAGTTGTAGCACTTAATTCACGTGGAATAAATGTGATACTTTGCGGTTCTGTTTGTTCTCTTAAAATAATCATAAAACTGTTTTTATAATAATAAATTTAATATATAATTGTTTTAAAACAAAAAAGAGTGCTAAATAAATAACACTCTTTTATTAAAAAAAAACAAATAATAATATTAAGAAACAGTACCCTCAACAATAGAAGCTAAAATACCTGTAGTTAATGGCCCAGTAACAAAGTTCGCAGCAACTGGCTCCATACCTTGAAATTCTAATGAATATCCACTCAAATCAGCCATAGCTGCACCTGTAGAAATTGTAGCTGTAACTAAATCCATTCCTTTAGTTAAACCAGCCATAAAGAAAGCACCATTATTAGTTTCTACAATTATTTGAGGTCTACCGTAAGATAATAACTTCAATTGTTTGTGGTCTGCAATTGTAAGTTTTTTAATACTTAATGTTAATTTTTGGTCAACAAATGTAGTTCCATTTTCTCTTGAACTTGTTACAGTTTGCTCAAATGTTGAAGTCCCTTTTAATTCATATTTATAACCAATAGGAGTTCCACCTAAAGCAGTTATAACATCTTCTTGCCCTGCAGTTGCAGAATAAGTTACCGTTGTAGCATCACCCCAATTAATGAAGTAAACTGCTCTTAATCCTCCTACTGAATCTTTGCATTGTTCAGCGTGTCCTAATGATATATCGCAAGGCATAGTTTATATTTTTTAAAGTTAATAAAAAAGGGAGCGGTTAAACTCCCTTCTTAATTTGTGTTTAATTATGCAGCAGGTGTGTAAAGTACAATTTCAGAACCAACTCCGTATTGAACAGCAGCGGTAAATCTCATTACAACTCTTACATTTTCAGAACCATCAATGTCAGCAAGGTCAATTAATTTAACTTCATTTTGGTCAGATAATAAACCTGTTCCAAAATATAAGTTAGATTTTTGAGCGGCCATCATATAATCGTTAGCCAATCCATTTGCAACAAAGATTTTAACACCATCAAAAGATAAACTTCCGTTGTTGAACCATTGTGTACCTTGTGCGTTAGTTCCGTTAGCACCTAAGCCACTTGCACCAAATCCACCCAAAGCACGTACATAATCACGAGCAACAGATTGTGAAACATAAAGATATAAATCTTCTTTTCCGTACAATGCAGAAGGAATAGCATCTACTAATTTCCCAAGTTCAGCAATAACGTTAGCAGCAGTAATTCCACCTGATATAGGAGAAGCTACATCAATAACAGCTGCATCAGCAGTAGCTAAAGTTACAAGTCCATCAAATTCTCCTGCGGTAGCATTAACACCTTTCCAGATATTAGATTCCATTTTTTCAGCTACTTTAGCAACAACGTGTGCTAAAATAAAATCAGCGAAAGCAGGTGGTAAATTGTCAAATGCAGAATATCCCATTTGTACAGCTTCCCAATCCGATTTAAACGTTTTTTTACAAAATTCAAGATTTACTTGAAATTCTTCAGGAGTAATAATTCTTTCAGTTAAAGTAACTGTAGAAGTAGAAGTAAAATCACAAGTAGCATTAGCAACAATTGCATCAGTAGCAATTCTTTTGATAACTTCTTTAAATTTAATGTTTGGTTTTACTTCAATACCGCCATTAGCGATTGTAGAACCTGAAAGCAATGCAGCAGAAATATATTTTCCTGCAAACTCCCCAGCATAGGTAGTTGTAATACTTGTTGTAGTAGCCATAATTTATTGTTTATTAATTAAAAAGTTTTGCCATAACAATATCTTGTGTTGTCATTTGGCGATTAGTTGATATTTTATTTAGTTTAACTTCGTTTTTAACTTCAGGAGAATGCGTCAATGGTTCAACAGTTTGACCTACAACAACATCTGAACTTAATTCTTCTTTAACAACTTCTTTTACTGATTTTAATTCAGCAATTTCAGTTCTTAGTTTTTCAATTTCTGCAAAGAACATTTCTTTTGAAACTGATTCCACAATTCTTTTTGGAGTAGCTACTGTTTCAGCTTGTGCCTCTACTTCTTCTTCTACTTCAGGAGCTTCTGTTTCAGCAACAGCCTCTTTAATTTCAGCAATAACACCTTCAACGGCTACTACTAAAACCATACCATCTTCTAATTCGTATTCTCCAACAGGTACAGGAATTCTTTCCTCACCATTAACAATAAAAACAGCATTATCCATTTCAAAAGCATCAGCTTCTAAAACAGTAACTCCATCTTTAAGTTTCATTTGAGCAAGTTTTACTTCCATACCCAAAAGAGTTTTAATTTCATTAATTACATTCATATTTACTTATTTATTTATTATGCGTTTCTAATTTCTATTTTATTGCTTTTTAATTTACCAACATAATAATCAATATCTTTAGCAAAAAGTTTAAGTGCTTCTCCTTGATTTTTTATTTGAGCAGGTAATTCAATTCCTAAATCTTTTGCACTTTTTAATATATCTTCAAAACTTTTATTTGCTTTTAATAAAACTTGACCTGAAGAATTAAATTCGTTAAGTATTTTTATAGCTAAACTATTATAATCAACTACATTAGTTTCTGCTTTAGATGTTAAATCATTTAAGTTTTGATAAAATTTATTAAATTCATCAACTAAAGCTAATTCAACTTTTTGACTTGCTAATTCTGTTTTTCCAAACAATGCTTTGTTTACTAATTTTTCAGTTGTCATACTATTTTTTTTATATTAATTATTATTATTTATTTTTGTTATAAATTACGAACTTACACTTGTTATAACTCTTTCAGTATTTGTGTTTGTAACTGTACTTGTTTGTTGATTAAAAGTAGAACCTATTCCTTGTTCTTGTAATTCTCCATTACAACATTTTTGAGAGTATTTACCATCTTTACATAAGCAACCTCTGTTTCCACCTTTTGGCGAACTTGTTTTATTTCCCATAATTTTATTTATTAATTTCAGCATTATTTATTATTGATTTAATTTTTTCAATTAACTCTTGTTCTTCAGATAATTTTAAACTCATTTCTAATTTGTCAGCAAAATATCCCTCAATCGAAAAACCTTTAACTTTTCCTGTTTTTACAAAGTCATTCCAAATAACATCATTGTTTACTTTCATTGTAACCATCCAAGTGCCTACGGGTGCATTTAAGCCATACTTTTTAGATTTATCCATATTAACATCTTCAACAATCCAACTTTCAACCACAGTTAAATCCTTTAGCTTTTTATCGTGTTCTAATGTAGCGTTATTCTGATTGCTATTCATTAAAAACAATTCACTTGCTTTGCGTACAGTTTCATCTGAAAAAAAAATATAATATTCATCTTCGCCGTTTCTACGATAAATATTTTTATTAGGTATCAATGCAGCACCCATTAAAATACGTTTTTCATCATCTACTTTAGCAAGTTCTAAATGCTGATTTAAAGCAATAAAATTTTCTTCTATTGCAGGAAACTCAACAACTGAAATAGCATCTACACCCGCTAAATCTTCTTTTTCGTCTATTATTAATTCTACTATTCTCATATTATTATAATTAATTTAATTTTGATTTGTTTTAATTAACCCATTGAAGCATTATTGATAATATTTCTATTTAAACTTTGACCCGTTGTAACATCGTTGGCTACTACAAAAGCTTTAATTGGTTGTTGTTCTTGACCTGCAATTGATTGTGCTATTTGATTTGCTCCGCCTTGCCCTACTACATTAAATTGAGGTGCAGCACCACCACCATTTCCATCACCTCCAACATTAGCACCACCACCTGAACCACCACCACCTAAAGCACTTAAACCTTTTGCAGTTGCTGCTATATTTGCAGCAATACCTATTCCTGCACCTACATTATTCATTGTTGATTCTGCAGCAGCTAAAGCAACACCCCCCGGCAATAAAGCGTATTTTAATTTTGCAGCAGCGTTAGCAGCTTTTGTGCTTATAATTATTTTAGCAATACCAGCAGCACTTTCAGCTATTAATAATGCTTTTTGTAACCCTTTGTTTTTTTCAAACAATCCTTTTAATAAACCAATACCATTTGATATATTGTTAAATGCACTATCTTGAATTGACTTTTTAGCATCTGCAACAGCTTGTTCATTTGCTATTGTTACTTTATTAGTTTCAACTTGATTTGTTATTAAAGCATTATCAATTTCTTGCTTTTTAATTGCATATTCATTTTCTGCATCTACTTTAGCTTGTGTTCCTAAAACTGCAGTGTCAATTTTTAATTGTAATCTTTCAAGTTCAATTCTTTTTTCTTCTTCTAAATTTGCTCTTTGATTTTCAAGTTTTTTTAATTCATCAGTTTGTAAACTTTCATTAAATTTCTTTTGTTCAATTGCTAATGAATTTAAGTTTTCAATTTCACTTTGACCTAAAGCAATTTTTTCTTTTTGTAAAGATATATTATTAGCTATGTTTTCACTTCTTAATCCTTCTATTTGAGCAAGTACGCCCTCCTTATTTGCTAATGCTTCTGTTACTGCAGCTTGATTTTCAATTGTTCTATTCATTGCAAGTGTTGCTTGTGCAGCACTAACTTGTAAATTAGCTTGTGTCAACATTGCTTTTTGTTGCTTTTCTAAAACAATAGCTAATTCATTATTTGCTTTAATTCTATCATCAATACTTAATAAATCATTATCTCTGATTTGTCGTAACTTTTCAGCTTGTCTATCATATTGTTCAACTAATCGACCTTGTTCAGCAGCAGCTAATATTGCAGAATTTTGTAATTTAACATTTGCTTCAGAAGCTTTAAATGTTTTTACTGCATAATCACTAATTGCATTTGCAGCATCTCCTATTGCTTTACCTGCTCTATCTACTGTATTATTAACTCCTGTTAAAACATCAATTGATTCTTTTCCTGCTTGTTTAACAGAATCCATTGCACCTGCAAAATCACCCTCAAATACTTTTTTTAATGCACTACCTAAATACCCAACTGTATCTAAAAAAGAATTAAATCTTTCAATTAAATTTTCTTTAATTAAATCACCAAACTTTTGTAAATATTTTGTTGGATTCTCAAATACATCTTTAAATATTTTAACAACAGATGGAAAATTATCCATCACAAATCCAATTAAATCATTAAATGCAATAGACAAAGCACCAATAGCAGTATTAAATAAATCAACAACCTTTTGATTCTTACCTAATATTTCTTTAAACATATTAAAGGCTTCCATCACTAAACCAATACCAATAGCTTTAACTGCTAATCCCATTCCTTTAAATCCGTCTGTCATAGATTTAATTCCTGCTTCAGCACCTTTAGTTGATTTTTGTATGTTTTTTATTTCATCAGCAGTATCTTCAAAACTATTACCTAATTTTTTAACATCTTTAGTTATGCTATCTAAATTACTTTCTATTTTTAACGTGACTATTTTATTTTCCATTGTCTTTTTATTTGTTCAAATGCTTGTTTAAATGTTTTAGGTAACTGATA